CCGCCGGTGGAGCGGACGACGTCCCGATCCGCGTGTCCGTCGAGCTGCTCCAGGACTCCGCGTTCAACGTCGCCGCGCTGATCACGAAGGTGATGGGGACCCGGATCGCCCGGAAGCAGGCCGCACACTGGTGCACCGGCACCGGGGTCGGACAGCCCAAGGGCATCGTCGCCGCGAGCCTGACCGCCGACGAGACCTTGGACGTCTCCGACACGATCGACTACGACGACGTGCTTGACCTCGAAGGCGCCCTGGACCCCGCGTACGAGCAGAACGCCAAGTGGGCCATGAACAAGGCCTCCTGGACACAGATCAGGGCCATTGTCGGGACCGACGGGCGGCCCCTGGTCCAGCCAGCGGCACAGGCCGGTATCGGCGGCAAGCCGGAGAAGGTGCTCCTCGGCTACCCGGTCGTCATCGACCAGGGCATGCCGAACCTCGTCGACACCGGGGCCTACTTCGCGGTTCTCGGCGTGCTGTCCGAGGCGTACATCATCCGGCGCGTCTCCCAGCTCGCGATCGTCGTCAACCCGTACTCCAGGGCCAACTACGGCCAGGTCGAGTACACCGGCTGGCAGCGCGCGGACGGGAACATTCAGAACCGGTCCGCGTACAAGATCCTCCGCAACGTCTGAGAGGGAGCACATGAGCAGCACTGTCAGGTGGGACCTGGCCGGAGCCGAAGTTGTGGCAACGTCCAAGGTCACCATCGCCACTGCCACCACCACGGCGTTCGACTTTGGCACGCCCAACGATGTCAACCTGGCCGCAGCGGCGAACTACGATCCGGGCGACCGAATCCTCGTCATCCTGACCGCATCGACCGCAGGAACCACCGACAACCTGACCTGGGTCATTCAGGACGCGGACGACTCCAGCGGCAGCATCGGAACCCCAGCCGCGGCAACCACCTCGGCGATCGCAGACGCGCTCGCGGCAACCACCGGCGACGCCTACTCGGTGTTCGCGGTCAAGCTCAAGCCGGGCCGCCCGTGGCTCCGCGTGGCCGTCACCTCCAGCGGCGCAACCGACACGTTCGTCACCCACTGCACGGTGCTGGCCGTCCCCAGCAACGCATAGGAAGCGAGAAAACCTCATGACACAGGGTGAGCCCGTCGCGGTGAGCTTGGCCCGCCTCGAAGAGAAAATGGAGTCGATCGGTACGTGCGTGGTCGACATCGACAAGCGCATGCGGAACCTGGAGCGAGCGGCCTGGACGGCGCTCGGTCTCGCGACCGCGCTTGGAGCGGCTACCGGGGGCATCGCAACGATGCTCAACGGTGGCTGATATGGGCTGGAGAGTGGCCGGGAGTCTGCTCAAGCTCCGCGAGCAGATCGATGCGCTGTACCCGGGACGGAACAAGTCCGCGGACGGGACGATCGGGGACGCTGCGCACCAGGCGCAGCGTTCCGACCACAACCCCGATGCTCAGGGCGTCGTGCGCGCCCTGGACATCACCCACGACCCGTACCACGGCTGCGACATCGGACTGATCAGCGATGAGCTGGCAGCGTCGCAGGACCCGCGTATCAGCTACGTGATCGCCAACCGGTTGATCACCGGACCGAACTACGGATGGGCCTGGAGTCCCTATGCCGGGGACGACCCGCACACCGGTCACATCCACATCAGCGTCGTTGGAGACAGCCGGGCCGACGACACCAAACCCTGGAGCCTCGGAGGTAGTGACGTGGCACTCAGCCCTCAGGACCTGAAGGACATCACCCAGAACGTTGCGGCGTCCCTGCGCAAGGGCAGCTGGCGTGACGGGTACAACGACAGCACGTTTGACGTTTCCCACCGGGGCGGCCCGACCCTGGCCAGCCTCGAAGAGCAGTTGCGCAACGCCCGGACGGCGATCGCCGACGTTCGGGCCCTGGTCGCCGACCGGCCGGAAGTCCCGATCGACTACGCGGCGCTGGCTAAGGCTCTGCTGGCCGAGATCAGCAAGGGGTAGTCGTGGCTTGGGCACCGGACTACTACGCCAGCGACGTCGACCTGAAGGGCTACCTCCGCATGGAGGCCAGCGACACTGCCGACGACGCTGAGATCGTGCTGGCGTGCATCTCGGCCGCCCGCGCGGTCGACAAAGCGTGCCATCGGCAGTTCGGTGTCCTCGCTGCTGCTGCTGAATGGTTCTACAAGGCTGAGTACGACCGTCGGCGAGGCCGGTGGGTGGTGGTCGTCGACGACTTCGCCACCACTGCCGGCCTGGTCGTGAAGGTCAACGGCGTGGCCACCACGGACTACGTCAAGGAGCCGACGCGCGCGGTCGACAAGGGCAAGGTCTGGACACAGATCGCGCTGGGGACTGCGGTCACATGCACCGGGGACGATGACGAGATCGGCGTGACCGTCGCGTGGGGATGGTCTGCTGTCCCCAGTCCGGTCAAGCAAGCCTCGCTGCTCCAGGCGGCCCGGTTTCTCGCCCGCCGTGAGTCCCCGTACGGCATTGCCGGCTCGCCGTCGGACGGGTCGGAGCTACGGCTCCTCGCCACGGTCGACCCCGACGTGCGGGTGTCGCTCGGGCACTACGTCAGATCCTGGAGCGTCGCATGATCCTCGAAGCTGTCATGGATGAGCTGGCAACGCGTCTGCGGACCGTGCCGGGTCTGCGGGTCCATGAGTGGCCACTGGGGTCCGCTACCCCGCCAGCGGCGATCGTGGCCTACCCCGAGGCGTACGACTACGACGAGACGTATGCCAACGGCATGGAGGGCATGACCATTCCCGTCGTCGTGCTGGTCGGGAAGCCAACCGATCGCTCAACCCGCACCGCGCTGTCCGACTACCTCCGGGCCACGGGAGCGGCCAGCGTCAAGGCGGCCCTGGAGTCCGGCCGGACAACCGTGTTCGACAGCATCCGGGTGACTGGGGTTGTCCCCGATGTGTATGAGCTGGCCGCAACGCAGTACCTCGCGGCCATCTTCTCCTGTGAGATCACCGGCCAGGGAGGCTGAAGAAATGACGCTGGTAGTGCGCAGCACAACCGTCATCGAGGCAACGCAGACGGCGACCGCCGACCTGTCGAGCCCGGTTGACCCGTTGGCGATCACGAAGCGGGTCGACCTGGCCAGTGGGGTTGGGGCGAACCAGGCAGACCTCATGTTCCATGACCGGCGGACCCTCGCGGCCAGCGGGACAGAAGACCTGGACCTGGCCGGCGTGCTCGTCGACAAGTTCGGTACCACGTTGACGTTCGCCCGGATCAAAGAGGTCTGGATCGTCGCCGCGGCAGCCAACACCAACAACGTCAACGTCACCCGGCCGGCTGCGAACGGTGTACCGCTGTTCCTGGCCGCTGGCGATGGTCTGCCGGTCCTACCCGGCGGGGTGTTCCACTGGATCGCCCCGAACGCGGCCGGTATCGCGGTGACGGCGGGGACTGGGGACCTGCTAACCGTCACCAACTCGGCAGCCGGCACGGGCGTCACCTACGACGTTGTGATCATCGGCGCGTCGGCGTAAGGAGAGTGGATCATGGCATTCGTCCACGGCAAGGAAACGGTCATCACGGTCGGGGGAATTGATCTATCCGCGTACACCAACACGTCCGAGTTTGAGCGTGCAGGCGACAAGCATGATGTGACGTGCTACGGCGCAGATGACTACGCGTACGACACGGGTCTGCGGTCCGGCTCGTTCAAGATGGGCGGGGTGTACGAGTCGTCCGCGGGCGGCCCGAGAGCCACCCTCAACGGGCTGATCGCCACAAAGGCGACCATCGTCCGGCGGCCCGAGGGCACCGGGGGCGGCCTACCACAGGACAGCTTCACCGCGACGATCGACAAGTACGTAGAGACCAACCCCGTAGCCGGTATGATCACGTGGTCCTGTGATACAACGGTCTCGGGACTGGTCAACACGACCGCACAGTAGGGAGAGCACCGTGGATAGGGCCGAGCTGTTCAAACCGCGCCTGCCTCAAGAGGCAATCCAGATTCCCGGGGTCGGGATGGTCCTCGTGCGCGGGCTGTCGCGTCACGAGGCGATCGTCATGCAGTCCGTCAAGGGCGTCTCAGCCCAAGAGCGGATCATGCTTCGATTCGGCATGGTCGATCCGGAGATCTCAGAGGAGGAGGCCGGCCAGTGGCAGAATGCCTCGCCGGCGGGCGAGATTGAGCCGGTCACCATGCTGATCACGAAACTCTCGGGCATGGGCCCGGGGGCCGACAAGGAGGCGTACAAAAGCCTTCGAAGCGGATCCGACGATGGAGTTCGAGTTCTACCTAGCACAGAAGTTGGGCCGGACAGTGGAGGAACTCCGCCACTCGATGTCGAGTGACGAATTCCTCCACTGGTGCATTTTCTACGCACGGCGGGCGCAACGGGAAGAGCTGGCACGACTGAAGGCGGGATAGATGCCGATCATCGACACGGTACGGGTGGAAGGCCTCGCCCAGCTGAACCGGTCTCTGCGCTCGATCTCCAGCGACGCACCGAAGGCGCTCCGGCTCGCGGCGAACGAGGCAGCGATGGTCGTTGTCGAAGCGGCGCGGGCCGGCGTACCGCGCCGCACCGGCCGTGCCGCACAGTCCATCCGGGCCGCCAGCACCCGCACGGCGGCCCGGGTTACCTCCGGTGGCAAGCGGGCACCGTACTTCCCCTGGTTGGACTACGGCGGGCGCACGGGCCGGAACAAGACCGCACGGCGCCCGTTCATCGGGGACGGCCGGTACGTGTACCCCGCGTTCTACGCCAACCGGGAGCGCTTCCAGGCGATTCTTGAGACCGCCCTCGCCAAGGTGGTCTCTGACGCTGGCCTGGACGTGACGTGATGGCCGGCAACCAGGTAACACTCACCTTCGCCGGTGACAGCCTCGCGGTAGAGAAGGCTATGGCCCGCGTCGGCCAGGGCGCCGCTGGCATGGCGGCCGACGTCGGCCGGGCCTCATCGGCCATGTCGAGCCAGATGGGCTCGACAGAACAGGCGTTCGACTCGATGGGCCGGGCCTCGGGCCGCCTCGGGGAATCCCTGGACACCGCCTCGGGCGCCTTCTCGCAACTCTCCGGCGGGGTAGGTGACATCGGTGGCGCGATGACCGCGTTCACCGACCTTCAGGACGCCGCGGCCAGCGCAGCCGACCGGCAGGCGCAGGCACAGATCAACGTCGAGAAGGCCCAGAAGGACTTGACCGACGCGACGAAGGAGTTCGGGGCCGGCTCGATCGAAGCACGTGAGGCCCAGCTCGCGCTCAACCAGGCGCAGCGCGACGCAGAACCACCCTCCAAGATCCAAGAGTGGGGGGAAAAGATGGAACTGATCAGCCCGATCATCATGGGTGTGGTCGGCGTGACTGACCTACTCATGCTCGCCAACACCGCGCTGAACACCTCCACCATCACGTCAACGGCCAGCATGGTCGCGAGCAAGGTCGCGATGGGCGCCTCGGCGGTCGCTACCGGCGTCTGGACGGCGGCACAGTGGCTGCTGAACGTCGCCCTGTCCGCCAACCCGATCGGGCTGATCGTGCTGGGTATCGCCGCACTGGTAGGCGCCATCATCGTGATCGCCACGAAAACCACCTGGTTCCAGACCGCGTGGGAAGCCACCTGGAAAGCCATCAAAGCCACATTCCAGTTCGTCGTTGACTGGATCGTTGGCGGGTACACCATGGCGTGGAACGCCGGCAAGTTCATGCTGGACAAGATGGCCGGCATACCCGGCGTCCTCCGGTCGGCGTTCTCGGGCCTGGTCAGCATCATCAGCTGGCCGTTCAGAACCGCGTTCAACTTCGTTGCGGACGCGTGGAACAACACCGTCGGCCGGCTGTCCTGGTCGGTGCCCGGTTGGGTGCCGCAGATCGGCGGCAACACGATCAGCGCGCCGCACCTGCCGAAGTTCCACTCCGGAGGGACCGTGCCAGGGCCGCCCGGATCTGAAATGGTCGCCGTACTCCAGGCCGGTGAGACCATCACACCACCAGGGCAAGCGTCCAAGCCGGCACCGATCGTCATCCAATCGGATGGCACCCGCATCGGCGATGCGTTGGTTGACATCCTCGCCGAGGCGATCGGGCGCCGCGGCGGGGACGTTCAGATCACGCTCGGGACGCCAGCATGACCGCGCATACCGTTCTGATCGAGCTGTACTACTCGTCAGCGTGGCACGACCACACCAGCACTTTCCTGATCCGCTCGCCGCTGAGGTGGTCGCGGGCCTACTCGCCGGTGACCCTGGAGCCGGTGCCGGCGGCCCTGTCCGGCTCGATCCGGTCAGTGGATGGCGCCTGGTCGCCGCTCAACCCGACGAGCCCGGTCTACGGTCTCGTCGGCCGGAACACGCCGATCCGGATCACCGTGGACGGCGCGGTGCGATGGACCGGCGAAACATCCTGGAAGCCGAAGCGCACCGCGGGCGGGGACCGGTGGACCGAGATTGCCGCTGCTGGCGTACTCCAGCGGCTCAACCGCGGCTCAACGCCGCTCCGCGCGGCCCTGGAGCGCGGTGTCCTGTCCGGTGACCCCATCGGCTACTGGCAGCTGAACGACGCGAAGGGGTCGACGAGCGCGGCGAGCAGCATCGCCGGTGGCACGCCGCTGGAGATGGTCGACGCGCCGCTGTTCAGCGAGGACACCGCACCGGACGGGCCCGCTGGCGCACCAGGGAAGCCGGTACTCGTCCGGACCATCGCCAGCGGCCGACTCGGCGGGCTCCGCACCCAACTGAACTCGACCGCTGGCCGCTTCGACATCGAGTTCATGGCCTACGTCGACCCGGACACCACACAAGATGACCTGGTCAGGTTCGTCGGATGGGACACCACCGGGGAAGAAACGCACTGGACGATCGATTACCAGTACGACACTTCCAGCAACATCGAGATCCTGGCGGTCTACCACCGCACCCTGAAGTCGAGCACAACCGCGTCAGGCGTTTCCGACGTCGTGACCTTCCGGGGAACCTGGCGCCACGTCCGGGCCACCGTGACCCAATCCGGAGCGAACATGCTGGTAGAGCTGTTCCTGGACGGTGTTTCACTCGGCGTGGCAACCACCGCGTCAACCGTCGGCCGGATCCTGAACCTGACCACCGACCCACAAGAGGTGTTCCCGGACATCGGGGCAGCCACGGTGTACATCGGCCACCTCGCCGTGTACGACACCGCCTCGCCGGACAACTCACAGGCGATGATCGCCTGGACCGGTGAGACCGCCGCAGACCGGATGACCCGAATCTGCGCCGAGGAGAGCGTGACGATCACCGTTCTCGGGACCGCGGCGGAGACAACCCCGATGGGCCCGCAGCCGTTGGCGACGCTGCCCGCGATCCTCACCGAGACCGCCAGAACCGATGGCGGAGTGCTGTTCGAAGACTCCGACGCCATCGGCCTGGTCTACAAACCCCTGTCGGAGCTGTACAACCAGACCACAGCACAGACCCTGGCCTGGTCCGGGGACATCACCCCAACCGGGGCGCCCGTCCTCGACGATCGGGACGTCCGCAACGACGTGCAGGCGACCCGGGGCAACGTCAACGCCCGCGTCACTCTGACCACCGGGCCGATGTCGATCCTGGCGCCACCGAACGGTGTCGGCCGCTACGACTCCAGCCTGGCCGTCAACCCCGAGACCGATGGGCAGTTGCTCGACATCGCCGGCTGGTTCGTCGCGACCCGCACCTCGGAGAAGGCGCGGTGGGATAACCTCGTCGTCGACCTTGACGCCAGCGCAGTCGACGTGACCGGCATCGACGTCGGCAGCGTCATCGAGCTGTCAGGCGTGCCCGTCACCGAAGACCCGAACACGCCGCGGCTCCTGGTCACCAGCCTGACCGAGCAGAGCACCAACCACCGGCGCACCCTCGCCATCGGGACCACCCCGGCCGACATGTTCGACGTTGGTGTCCTCGACAACGCCGGATACCTCGACTGCGGCGCCTGCACCACCGCCGAGGCGCTCACCACCACGGAAACCCTCTGTGACGTCGCCTGTGCCGACCTGTGCGCCTGGACGCACGCCAGCGGCGACTACGACGTGCTGATCAGTGGCGAGCGGTGCACGGTGACGGCGGTATCAGCGGTCGGCGGTACCCCCGGCGCCTACACACAGACCCTCACGCTGACCAGGAGCGTCAACGGCGTCGTCAAGGCGCACACCACCGGCCAGCAGGTACACGTCGTCGACCCGTTCATTCTCGCGAGGTAGGACCCCATGACGCTCGGACTCACCTTCTCAGCCGGCCAACGGCTCACCGGCGCGCAACTCCAGGCCATCGTCAACCAGGTCGACTCGCTGACCGCGCCCGGATGGACGTCCTACGGCACGTGGGCGACCCTGCTCACAGCGGCGACCACCAACCCGACGCAGGGCAGCTCATCGGTAACCGCCGTGTACCGGCGCGCGGCAAATTCGGATATCTGTGCGTTTCAGTACCTACTCAGCATCGACACCGGTGGAGGATTCAACGCGGGATCTGGCGCGTATCGATTTCTGCTCCCCTTCGCGGCTCATGCGTCAGAGAACGGCGCGTACCACATCACGATCAACGAATCCGGAGTCGCGCTCAGAGTGGGCGGGACGAGCTACGTTGACACCACACACCTTGCCGGCTGGTATGACGCAGCCGGGGGAAACATTGGCTCGGGAGGCTTGTCATCATCATGGACAACAGGGGATTGGTTGCGCATCACAGGAAGCTATCGGGTGGCCATTTGACCACCCGGCAGCGTCGGGAAAACAAGATGCGATTCTGGTATGCCCTGGCCGGTAATGTGGGCCTGGTAAGCCTCTATTACGGGCTCATGATGATGTTCGGGGGGATGGGCGCGCTGTTCTAGGCGCCTGCACGTGTCCGCGCGCGCCTATAGCGATGCGCGTGTGGACACGTGTCGAAATGCGACCGGTACACAATCCGAACACCGAACAGTTTCGCGGGATTCGTGACCACCTTCGCCGATGGCCACACACCAGGCTGGAGGGTGAGAATGATCGTTCCACCTCCCCGATTGACGTCGACCGGCTCATAGTCGATCGGCATCATCTTCAGGGTTTTCTCGTTGCGCGCCCAGATGATCGCAGCCTGACAGGCGTCGCACTCGTCCTTTACATACGCCACGTCACACCTCCGGATCGTCGTGGCACCAGCAGCAAATGTCTTCCATGCGAGACCAGTGCGTGCAGTGCGTGCATTCCGGGTCTTGATATTCGAATACTGATTGGTTGTTCGCTGGTTCCTCGTCGTAGTCGCGCTCATCGTCGTTGTTCATCTCTCACCTGCTGCTCGGCCAGTGGTTGTGTCGATATTCAGCGGGACAGTCCCGTCTCTGATGTTCCCGTGCGTAGCGGCAGAGCCGCCACCATGCTCGTCGTACCCGGCGACGTTTCATGGCTACTCGTTTCGCTCAAGCCAGTCGATGAAGATCATGCGGGTGAGGTTGGAGAGGTTCAGCCCGCGCTTGTCCGCTGCTCGGCAGATCCGCTCGTACAGCGACGCGCCGAGCCTGACCTGAATGGTGTCCTTGACGATCAGCATGTATCGCAGCGTACCACAACGTAGTGAACGGTAGTGAACACTGCTACAGTCAGCGGGCAAGGAAAAGCCCCGGGCATGGGACCCGGGGCGCACGGCGACAGTCATAGCCGAAAGGCGAGCATATGGCATGGCAGCTCAGCCAGGAAGTCACAAACTACCTGGCCAGCGGGACCGGACGTGACCTCACGCCGGCAGAGCGACTGGTGCTGTACGTGATCGCCGAGAACGCCTCGGAGCGCGGCCCGAATGCGCGCCGAGCATGGGATACGGACGGATGGAACCTCTCGACGATCATCGGAGTCTCGCGGCTCCGCCAGGTACTGGAACGGCTGTCCTCTCGAGGACTGGAGTGCCGCGTTTCGCATGGCGAAGATTCACGCGGACGCCCCATCTACGCACACAAGGGACGGCAGACCACATACGTCCTGCCCGCTCTGCCTGTGGATAACTCACGTAAAGGTGCGTCTACAGACGCGCCTACTGCCTCTGTAGACGCACCTTCTGCCTCTGTAGACGCACCCTCCCCGTCTTTCCCCGTCCTTCCTCGGGAAACCCCCCCCTCCCCCCCGCTCGCATCGGTTGGGGAAAAGCGCACCGACGGAGAGGTAGCGGCAGGGCAGGCGTGCGTCGCTCGGGTGCGGGCCGCCCTGCCTGTGCTCGAAACCCAACTGTCCAACATGGACTTTGGTCGAATGACAACCGCGACGATCGAGGCGATCGGGCGAGGCGTGGCCGAATCTCAGATCGTCTCCGAGGTAGCCGGCAAGAGCCTGGACGGCGCCAGAATGCCCGGTCGCGTACTCGCGGCACGCATAGCCGCGCTGGAGCCACAGAGACGCGCTCAGGGCACGGAGCGGCCCTGCCCGCTGCATCGCGGTAGCACCTGGAGCGCCTGCCCGTGCTGCAAGGGCGAATTGGCCGCTGGAGAAGACCCGTACGCGGGCCGCGAGCATCTGCGTCCTGCCGGCTGGTTGGAGCACTACCCCACTGCACGAAAGATCATCGCTGCCTGAAAGGGGCAATTGTGACCATCGATGAGATCAACTTGGAGATCATCAGACTCAGGAACCTGGAAACCACTCCAGAGACCCTGCTCCGCATCGCCCAACTGCACGCTGATCGCTACGTGCTGGCTGGTCAAGAAGGCGTCGATCAGTGGATTCTCGACGCGCTGATCGTGTGCCACAGCGACGCGCTGCGCTCAGCACTCATCGCTCGTAGCACGCTGCACGATGGCATGACCAACTGCCCGGATCGGGCGCCGCACAGTCCGCATCGCTGGTGGTATGGGGCAGACCCGCTCACCTCTGCTCGATGCCCTGGCATCCACCGGAGGTAGACATCAGGTAGGGGGACCCCGTTAAATGGTCTGCATGACCAGTGATACGGGGTCATTCCCGACCGGAACGAAGCGCGTACAGCTACACGTATGGGTCGACTCGGACATAGCCGAGTACGTACGCGAGCGAGCCTTCAGAGAGCGCCGGTCACGCGGAAAGACCGTGGAGAGCATTCTCCGGGCAGAGAAGGCGATGGATATCCCCCATGAGCCGATCCTGGAAGAACGGTTCTACCAGGCGCTGGCGGGAGCTCCGAGCGTCCTTGCTGGCAGCGAACCGACTGGAGAACCGAGGTAGGTGCACCCTGCTCATCGCAGGGGTCTGTACGGGCGAGGCGACCACGATCCACCACGTACGCGGAAAGGCGTACGGCGATCGCCCCCTGGACCTGGTCCCCGCGTGCGCAGCGTGCAACCTGCACGTAGGCAACCCGGGGCGCATCTCACCCGAGCCGCGCCCGGTATCGAAGTGGTGAGGACGACATGACGAACGACGAGCATCGAGCACAGGCAGAGCGGCTCCTAGCACTGGCCTACCTGCCCAAGATCACTGCACAGGACATGGCCGAGGCGGGGTGTCCCGTGCTGGTCAACACTCGGCAACTGATGATCGAGTTGGCCGCCGTGCACGCGCTGATGGGCATGTACCCGCCAGAGCGAGCAGCGCCGAAGGTGCGGACGGGTACCCGCAAGATGAGCGGGCATGCGCGTGCAGATCGGGCGGGCGGCAGCGCGGAGCCAAAAAGTTCAGGATCCTGACCGATCGGAACACCCGCCGTACTGTCCTTTTTTTGCGCGGGTGTTCGGGCCGGTTGGGGGCATGACCGGGCGGGTACCGGGTATTGACTGTGGTAGATGAAACCTCGAGCTAGATAGGTCATCATCTATACCCGCAGTCCACCTGGGTACAGCGCGGGTACGATGAGCGGGTACCCGACCGCGAACGGGTACAAGCGGGTACCCGCCTACGCCTCGGCCGCGTGCGGGCGCCCGCTGAGGTACCCGCCCGTTGTCGGGCACCCGGGCCAGCGTAAGCGGGCGGGTACCATCGCCCCGGGTACCCGCTCGACCTGCACGCACCGACCCACTCCGGCGGGTACCCGCTCAGATCACGACGAGCGGAGCGGGCGCGGGCGGCAGCGTGCGGGCAAGGTGCACGGCGCCCGCCATCGCGTACGTCCCATCGATCGGCCCGGTACCCGCCCGCTGATACACCCACGTTCCGTTGGCGCGCATCAGCCTCTGTGCCGCACCCGCGTGCGCGTTGAGCATCGGATCGTCGGCCTGCCGAACCTCGTTCCCCTCGACCAGGGCCGGCAGAGCCATACAGACGGCCGTCATCTCCTCCTTGAGCTCCTCGATCTTCACTCGCCGCGGTGGCCAGTTGCGGGCGCGCTTCTTGGCCATGTCCGCCGTGAGGACGGCGGCCGGTCCGTTCGGGAACCAGCCGACCACCCGAGGTTTCACCCGCGCCACGATCGCAGGCAGCTCGGCGCGCACCGCCTTCGTGCACCCAAAACCTGACCACGCCTTGACCACGTCGATGTGCACCAGGCCGTCAACCTCGGCCGCGGCGACGAGCGACGCATGCGACCCGTCCAGGGACACGTCGAGACAGAGCGCGACCTGGTTTCTGACCGTTGCGAGGTCAAGCGGCGTCGTGGTCGCGCACGCCTTCCAGCAGTCCGGATCGATCGCCGGATCGAGCAGCTGCACGCGCATGCACATGACCTCTGTGCGGAAGCTGGCCAGCTCCGCACCTCCGGCGCGCTTCGCCCTCGCGGCCTTCCCGAGCAGTGCGTCAGGGTCGGTTCTGTTGCCGAGGTCGGGGCAGGCTTGGGCAAGCGCTTCCAGGTCGCACGGATCCGATCCCATCGGGGACGACCACTCGAACATCCCGAGCCTCGGATCGCCCTGCCCGGTCTCGATGTACTCCAGGGCCGGGCCACGGAGTGCGTCGAGCACGACCGCGGTGTCATCGCCCTGGTTGGTGATCGCCACGAGTTGCGCGTACCGGCGGGCGTTCATGGCGTTCTCGGCAGCGTTCCACGCGTCCCACGTGCGCATCTCGCGGAGCTCGTCGGCCAGCACCCGGTCGATGGTCAGGCTTCGACCGGCCTTCCGGTTGCTCGCCGCAATCTTGTACCGGCTTCCGTTGGTCGTCCTCAGGCACTCTTCGCCGATCGTCGCGCGAATCGCGTTGCTCGGCAGCTCCTCGGCCAGCCACTCGTTTCCAGTTGCGGTCTCGCACACCATCGTCCACTGCTCCTTGGCGTACGCCAGGGTGGCATTCAGCCCGAGAACGAGCGGGACCTGGTCGACGAACATCCAGTACAAGGTCAACACCCGGGCCAGGTGGCTCTTGCCTTGCTGGCGGGCGACCAGCACCAGCACGGTACGGAACCTCGGCCGGCCATCGATCAGCAACTCTCCGAGGTGGATGACCAGCCACTCTTGCCACGGGTCGAGGGGCATGAGCATCACGTCACGGGCGAAGTCAACGACGTCGAACCCGTAGCTGGTCTCCGGAGTCAGTTCACGGAGCGGGGGTGTCCAGAGCCGGGGGACGGGCACACCCAGCACGTCATCCGGCGCGCCCTGCTCGTTTCGCTCGGAGTTCGTCGAGCGGGGACTGTGTCTTGCGCTGGTCACTGTTCGCCCCCTTCACGATCGCCGCACGGGCGCGCGGAGTCATCAGCAGCGCTTCGAGCGCGGCCAGCAGCATCGGACCGACCTTTGACGCGTAGTCCGGCACCTGGTCGATCAGCCGTGCGTAGCTGATCGCGAGGTGGATGACCGGCTCGTCCTGGTCAGTGACGTCGAGACCATCGACGGCATCCATGACCGTCTGTGCGAGCTGACCAGCGACGCATCTCATGTGATCATCGTACCTAGTTGGTCGCGTTCGGCGTATGATCGCGTCGTGAAGATCCGGTGGCCTTGGACAAGGCAGGAGCAGGCCGAACAGAGATCACTGATCTCCGTGTCGGATCCCAACTTCGCGGCCATCTTCAACGTCGGCCCGCCCAACTACAGCGGCGTCGAGGTCGACGAACAGACCGCGCTCGGAATCGCCGCATTCTTCCGGGCCGTGCTGCTCATCAGCGGCACCCTGGCACAGCTACCGATGCGGGCCCTGGCCGAACCGGCACCCGGCCAGCGGGAGCGCGTCAAGAGCTTCCTGGACACTCCAGGCGGCCCGGACGGGCCGACCGCGTTCGAGTGGAAGCAGACCGTCCTCGTCCATTTGATCTTGCACGGTAACGCGTTCCTGCTGCACGTCCGAGGTGGGGCCGGTCAGATCGTCTCGCTCGTTCCCGCGCACCCGTTGTGCGTGCGGACCGAGGTGGCGCGGTACTGGCCGGACAGCAACCGGCCTGTGGTCGGCGGCAAGCTGTTCACGATCACGATGCTCGACGGCAGCATGGAGACGCACGACGGTTCGACCCTTACGCACATTCCGAGCATGAGCACTGACGGGATCGTTGGCCTGTCTCTGCTCACCATGGCCCGCAACTCGCTCGGGACGGCGATCGCCGGTGACCGGGCCGCGGCGAACATGTTCAACAACGGCGCGCTCATCTCCGGACTGGTCAGTCCAGAGGGTGACGACACAGAGGACGACGACGCGGCGCTGATCAATGAGGCGTTGCAGCGCAAGGTGGCCGGCTGGGAGAACGCGAGCGGCATTCGGTTCGTCAACCGGCGCCTGAAGTTCACCCCCTGGACGATGAGCGCGGAGGACGCGCAGTTCATCGAGTCGCGGGCGTTCCAGGTCGAGGAGATCAGCCGCTGGACGGGCGTGCCCCCGCACCTGCTCATGCAGACCGACAAGCAGACCTCTTGGGGTACCGGGGTCGCTGAGTCCAATCGGGGCATGGGCCGCACGGTCCTGGCGCCGTGGGCGGCCCTGATCGAGCAGCGGCTCTCGCGTCTGCTCCGCGGGGATCGGTTCGTTGAGTTCGACTTCAGCGGGTTGGAGCGGCCGTCACCCGAGGCTGAGGTTGACCTGCTGAACAAGCAGGTGGACGGCGGGCTGATGACCATCAACGAGGCTCGGGCCGTCCGGAACCTCCCCCCGGTCGAGGGTGGCGACATCATCCGTATCAAGGGCGTACCGCTCCTGGCCGCGCTGGAACCCGCACCCGAGGTGACCCCATGAGTTCCGTTTCGCGTAAACCCGATACGTTTCGTCGTTCCGTAACGCGTATCGAGTTCCGATCCAAGCCCGAGCTACGCGGCAACCGCCTCGGCGGCTACGCGGCAGTGTTCGACGAAAGCGCAGACCTCGGAGACCGCGGCAACGAGCGCATGGCCGTTGGATCGCTCGACCGGGCCCTGGAGACCAGCGACGCGCGCTCGCTGTACAACCACAGCCCGCTGCACGTCCTCGGGCGGCAGAAGGCCGGCACACTCCGGCTCAGCGCGGACTCTCACGGCCTGGAGTACGAGGTTGACCTACCGGACACCACGTACGCCCGCGATCTCCGGCAGCTCGTCGAGCGCGGCGACATCGACGGCGCCTCGTTCGCGTTCGTGCCCGATCTTGCCGAGTACGACCAGGCCACCGACACGACCACGCACACCGACGTGCGTGAACTGATCGACGTCTCACCGGTGACGTTCCCCGCCTACTCGGGGGCCACCACAGAGACCCGCTCGCGTCTGCTCGTCGCCAGCCGGCGCCGTAGCCAGCTCATCCGGGCACGCGCCCGCGTACACCACCTGGAGAGGTGAGAAGCAGTGACCATCGAAGAGATCTTGGCCGCCCTTCAGGCGATCATCGACGGTGCCATGAGCGACCAGGGGGAACCCCGGGACCTCACCGACGACGAGGCGAAGCGGTACGAGGAACTCGAAGGCAAGCTGGCGGTCGCCAAGAAGAGCGCCGAGATCCGCTCGCGGCAGAACGCGTACAACACCCCGGTCCCCGGGGGCATCGTCGCCCCCCACCGGGCCGAGAAAGACACCCTGGAGCGCGCTTACACCGCGTACCTGCGTACCGGGCAGGCCAACCAGGACATCACCGAGTTGCGTGCGCAGGGTGAGGGCACCTCGGCCGGCGGCGGGTACCTCGTCCCTCCGTCGTACCGCACGCAGATGATCGAGGTCATGAAGGCCTACGGCGGGCTGGCCGCTGAGGTCGAGGACTTCACCACGACCACGGGCAACCCGATCGAGTACCCAACCCTGGACGACACCGCGAACAGCGGAAACCTCACCGGTGAGAGTGAGGCCTTCACCGGCGGGGCAGATGTGGCGTTCGGCCAGGTCCCGTTGGGCGCGTACAAGTACACCGCCGGTGGAGCGGACGACGTCCCGATCCGCGTGTCCGTCGAGCTGCTCCAGGACTCCGCGTTCAACGTCGCCGCGCTGATCACGAAGGTGATGGGGACCCGGATCGCC